CCACTATAACTAATTTATTTCCCTTGGCCGCGACTTAACTTTCGACCGTGGCTGGGCTTGGAGTTACGGCCTTGGCCTTGGCGGGTGAGCTTGGGCTTGGCTTCAATTCGGATTGTGGTTGACTTGGGTTTTGCCATGGAACAAAAGCAGGCGTCACCACTTTACGCGATCAGCCCAATATGCTGCAGACATTTTGCCTTTTTTAATATTTGATGCGTGGCGAGCCTTGAAGGACTCACGCCGTTTCCGATACGCCTCAGACTCCCCTTCTTTCTTGGGACTACCGGAGACGCCTTGCTGCCCAAAACGGATGATCTTTTCCTGGCCGTTCTCACAGGCTTTAACAATGTGACTCTTGGTGGGGTGGCCAGGAGTTTTTTGGGGCTTATTACAAGCCATCTCTGATTTTTTGTAGCGACTAGATGCTGCTGCTGCCTTGCGATGTTTTTCAGCCATTAGAAACCTTTAAAAGCAGACGTAAATTCACCGAGAATACTTTCGGCTCTGGCCGATTTATAATCCTCATCATCTTCAAATCCTAATTTAAAGAAATCTGTATCTGAACTTGTTTTACTTGTTGTACTTGTTGTGCTTTTTGGTGCCGTTCCAGAATCTTCAGAACCAAAGAAACCTTCCATTGTTCCCATGGCGGCAAATGGATCGCTAAAGTCAAAACTTTGAAGTTCAAATTTGCCAGTAGTTCCGGCTTTGGTTAACGCAATTTGCTCTTCTCTATTTACGTCTGGGAAATACTTTTCGTAAAACTCATCTTCACTACCCTGGTATCCAGCTTGTTGAAAGATTTTATATAGTTCAGTTGTACCTTTTTCTTGTGTATTTTTAAAATCTTCCGGGCGTTCAATATAAGTAGAGCCAAGTAATTCCTGCGTTGGCTTTTTTCTTTTTTCGTTTAAGTATTTAATATTTTCACGTATTTGACGCGCAGATCCAGTCTGCAATGTTTCCATAATTGTATCTTTTAATTCATCAATTGTTCCCTTAAAATCATCAAGTCCTGTTGCTTTTAAAACCTTATTCCACTCTTCTTTATTAGTAAAATCTACGCCCTTAAGCAACTCATCGGCAAATTCTTTAGGTTTTAAAAACTGTCCAAAAACAGATCCCTGCTTAAGTGCTTCCTGCTCTAAGCTTGGCAATACAGTGTTGTAAATATAGTTGCTTACTTTACTTGCGTTTAATATATCTTCTGCTCCATCGTAATCAGAAAAACGACCCTTTACTTGATAGTGTAATTTTGCAAACGCATTTTTATCATTTATATCAACACCAAAGCGATAGGCTTGTTGGGCCCAGTACGGGTCACCTTGTTTTGCAGCTTCCCAGTCAGCATTAACAGTCTGTGATTGCTTTGCATAATCCTCCTTCCTGGCATCATCACCTGTTGGATTAAAGTAAAAGGATGGATCAAAAGTTCTGTCGGATGCTTGCTTAAGTTGATCTAAAAAGTATTGGGACCTTACATTAGCTACGTTATTTAAAGCAGTAACAAGGTCTTCTGTCTGGAATGGGTTCTTTTCGCTTTGTCGAACATCAAGGTATTCGACAAATTCATCCATAGATCTTGATTCGTCAAAACGCGGTTTTAAATATTTTTCTATGAAGTTGGTTGCGAACTCTTTTTGTATTTTAATTGTTTCTTTTGCTTCGTCTGTTGTATAACCAAGCTCAAGGTCTTCTTGATATTTTTTAGTCAAAGTATCATCAAACCATTTCTGCCAGTTGTACGTAACATTGTTTCCAACTCCGGTAATATTTTTTAAACCTTTTTCAAGAGATTCAGAATATTTATCACCGCCAACAAAAGAAAGATAACCGCCAATGCCAGATTCGCCCAACAAAGAATCAGTAATAGTTTGATTAACACCCATGATTTCACCAAAGGTGCCCAAATTATTTAGCATTCCCAATGTTTGCTCTTTTGCTTTTGCCTTCTTAATTTCTTCTATGGTATCTTTTAGAACACTCTGAGTTAATGCACCAAAACGTTTTACGTCTACTGTTGCTTTTTCACCGGCAGCTTTATTAATTGCATCTTCTAATTCAGTGATTCCATATCCTTGGTTTACGTTGTAATCAAAGCTTACTTGTTTATCTTCCGGCCGTTCGGATAATCGAAACAGAGCTGCAAATTCATCTTTTTTATTCAAGTCTAAATACTTTTCTTTTGCTAATTCTTTCCAATATGTATCTCCATTTTTTGCTTTTTCCCATTCTTCTGCAATGCGTGGAATTTTTAATAAACGATCAGTTTGATTACCTACGTCACCAACACCAAGTTGCAATGTACGGACATCTTGTAAATCTTTATCAGTAGGTTTTTTCTCCAGGTATTGATTAACAGCTTGTTTATCCTCTACAGGATTACCACGTAAGCCAGCAGCTTTTCCTTGATTTGTGTAATGTTGTAGGTAAAAACCTTCTTCCCCATATCTTTCGGTAATATCAATATCATCTTCTGCGACTGCTTTTTTCCATGTTTCAGCAACATTTGGATTTTGCTCTTTATAAAACTTTGGATCAAACTCACCATAAGGAGGTTTTGCTCCTAGCTTTGTATCCCAGCTCTGAAGTTTTTCAGCGCGATAAAAAGTTTTAAAGTTATCTTCTAATCCAGCAATGCCTAATTTTTTTAAACTATCACGCTGTTGAACATAGTCTCCCCCAGCGGTTGAGCCAATGACAGCTTTAACAGTTGGTAGTTTGCTGTTGTATGTGTCAACTTCGTTGTTGTATGGAATAATAACATTTTTATTTATTGAGTCATTGTTTTGCGCTTCTTCATATTTGCTTTTAACATTTGCCGACTCTCTTATATACTTTTGCATTGCCTGGTATATATAACCATTATAATTTGCTCCTCGGAATGCAACATTTTGAACATCGCCTCCAACCCTATCCCAAAGATTCGCCTCTAAGGGTCCCGTTACAGGGCCAGATTTTGTTGCTTTTGGATCTTTTTCAGTACTTATATTTGCGCCTGTAACGACGTTTCGCGTCATATAAACATTTAAGTAATAACTTGTGCTTGGATAGTTAACCTGTTTAAGACCTTGTTTTGCTCTTTCTGTAATTGTCCATTTCTTATTGTTAGCGTCGTATGTAACTGTCATGTCAACTTGCCAAGCTTAACGAATCGACTTGATAAACAAAAACATCAATAGGTTCTTGCTTTACCCAGGAGTTAATTCTATCCATCTTAGCCTGCGTAAAAAAATCTTGTTGCTCAAACCATTCTTTTACTTTATTGCTTGCTTTAGATGCATTGCATTTTCTGCATGCAGGAACAAGATTATTGCGGTTGCTAGATCCAGACCTAAATCTTGGTACCACATGGTCAAGCGATGTTGCCTCTGCTTCGCAGTAAGCGCATCTGTAATCCCAGGCTTCGTATATTGATTGTCGATAACGTTTCTTGGCAAGTTTAGGTGTTAGTTCAATTAGCAGGGCGAGGGGTTCTTGCTCGCTGTTGAACATACTATTGATGCCGTTAATCTATTTTAAATTCCCCCTATTTGCACAAGAAAAAACAAAAGATTAAAACTTGTTACAAGCTTTTGACTGGGTCGGGTGGGTTGTTACTCTATTTCTGTAAGCCAATTTTCTTCCATGGCAGCGCAGTCTACTTGGGTGTCGGCCCAGAAACTTGAAGAGCTTCTTGGAATTGACAAGAAGACTCTCTTTAAGTATCGAGATGATGGGACCCTGAAGCTCGGTGCCCATTATGCGGCATTCCCAGAGACTCGATCAAGGGACAGCTACCGATGGAATGTTAAAGCAGTTAAGAGACAACTAGAACAAATGGTTTGATATCAAGGCCACGCAAGTGGCCTTTTTTATGTTGAAGGTTTCTCATCAAGGCTTGGCACGTATTCATTGCCATCTTTGTCAATCATGACAAAATTTTCCATGACGACCAAATCAGATGGAATATTAAATAGCTTTTGCATCATTGGCATCATCATTGGTGATTGACAGTTGTATGGTGGTACATCCATTTTGGCCAGTGATTTACGTGTCAGTCTGGCAGCGCGAGACTCAAGCTGATCAGATTCAGTTTCATCTACAAGTTTTTGTTCCCACTTTGCCATTGATCCAATGCCCACGGGAAAATCGGATGGCTCTGGCGGGAATGTTCCATCTTTGAATTTAAGTGCGTAGATGTGCTTGCAATATCTAAACTCATCTAGCAATGGTGTCCAGTTATCGCTAACAGATGTAATTTTTCCATTAGCTGAACTGTAATCGTCATAGCCTGGCATGCTTTCTGCCGCAGATCCAGGTAAGGATGGTTCTGCTGGTGTTGATGTTTTTCTCAGATAAATTGCACCAAAATCTCTGTAAACCCCTGGATTGTCACGGTTGACATTCTGTCCTTCTTGGACTGATCCACCCTGTCCCAAAGACACTGAATAGCCGGATGGGGCGTATACCGTCATACGTCTATTAACTTTTGCATTGGTCATAGCGCTGTTGTCTACCTTGCCACTCAGTGTTGTTATCTCGTTTCTTCCTGGTTTAATGTTTGCAATACTAGTGCGAGGAAAAACTTTCTTTGTTGTATCTCCACCTATCTCAGTAAATGCATAATCGCGACGCGTAAAATCTTGGCAAGAGCAACAAAAACGCGCACCAGTAATTAAAAATCTTCCTGGTGTAAAACCTACTGGAGACGGTGTTAATAGCTCTTTATCTGGTGAAACATAAACAGAACCTGCCTTGCGAAACTTTAAGATTCCCGTCGTTGAACCTGTGTTTACAAGCACAGCCTGGACATAGCCATAACGCTTTTGTGTTGTCGGATCAATAGTATCGGCATTAATAATTGGCCCGTCTTGAGTGATAACACGATCTTCAAGAATCTCAGTTGTAATGGGAGTGATGCCAAAAGGACCGCCGCCAATCTGAACAAAGAAAGGAGGAGGAAGTCGGTTGGATGCGCTCCAGGTACCGGCAAGTTTTACATACCAATAATCTGCATCTTCCGTAACGGATTCGATAAATAATTTCTGGAGCGATACTGGGTCTGTAATTTTGTCACAGCGCAAGGAGCCTGCATAGCGCCAGCCAGCCCAATGCATTCCAAGCTCTTTATCTTTTGTTGGAAAACCTACGAATGCGCCAGAAACTGTTGGTTGTGGATTTGCGATAGAACCTGAAGTTGTACTAGAAACAGGAATTGTGTATTTAAAAGGATAGGAAAAGTCGTTATCGTAAATATTTGCCGTAGCCAGTTCATATCCACGGCGCCAACGAGACCAGGCTGATTCTCTGTTGGCGGTGGTAATTGAATCAGGGACACCGCCTTTAGAGAATTCAGTGCGAATCGGTGTCAGGCGAAATGGATCTTTATTTATTGCTTGGCCAAAAGATCCAAACGCGTCCCCGGTTTTGGGCTTCATCTTTAGAAGAAACCACCCTGTGCATAAACGTGAGCACCTGGGGTGTAACCAGAAATGTTAGGGCCGTCAGGGAAGACCCCAACGTAAATACGATCGCCTCGCTCCAGGTAGATGCCCTTGTTCCGCAGGGGAGCTGTTGTTCCTAATCCAGTGGTATTCCCTGCCTGTGGCATCGGATAAGCAAGCTGAGGCATTGCGTCTGCACAATCTACCTGGCCGCTGTTGGCAGGGACGGTCTTGGAAAAAAGGATTCGATAGTCACCACTACCAGGGATAGGAGTGGTGGTGCCACGGGTGTGGTAGAAAACAAAGGTTACAGCAGGTTGCGTACCGTAGTTAGAACCGTTGTAGGTAAAGCCACTTGCGCCGGAGAACACAAGGCTTGTGTTAACACCTGTCAGTGTTGTGGCACCCGTGTACGTGTAATAACCGTAGCCGCTCATTGGAGCGGTACCAAGAACACCAGTGTTTTGAATAAAAACAATCTGGCCACTGTTCAGGGAAATTACGGTGCCAGAAGTACCAGAGCTAATGGTGTAATCAGGATCACGATATTTATCGTTTCGGACAATTGTGATGGAGTCAACTACACCACCGTTGTTGGTGTCATCGCTCAGTTCAGCGTCCATATCAACGAGAATGGACGGGGCCTGACCACCCTGCACAAACAATGTATTGCTGGATGCACTGCCAACAGTTTGCGTTGTTACCCGAACGGAATCAAATAACGGACGATCCGAAAATACGGGCTGCTTGTTCGTACTAGTACTGGCCGTTTGACTAAACACCCTATCTATGTTACTTTGATAGGGGCCTCCGAAAACTATCCCTATTCTAATGGCACAAACAACTTTTCAATGCGCTCAATGCGGGAAAACCTATACAAGAGAAGGCAATACTGCAGCCTGGCACAGAAAAAGATTGAAAGAAAAGGGTTACACTTTTTGCTCTAAAGAATGTGGCTCTTTTAAGCATGGCGGGCATAAAAATAAAACACCTGAATATGGCTCATGGTGTGCAATGAAAAATCGTTGTAACAATAAAAAACATCCGTCTTATGAGCGATACGGTGGCCGAGGCATCACCTACGATCCCCCATGGCAAAAATTTGAAAACTTCTTCGCTGACATGGGAGAAAAACCGGATCCCAAGATGGAACTTGAAAGAATTGATAACAATAAAAATTATTGTAAAGACAATTGCAGGTGGGCGACGCACAAAGAGCAAACAAGAAATCGTGGCGGCAAACGCGCAACACGACTTTATACGTTCAACGGAGAAACTTTATGTATTGCCGATTGGGCTAAAAAAATTGGAATATCTCCTCAATCAATGCAAAAAAGATTAAATAAAGGGTGGCCGCTTGAAAAAGCTTTTGCACCAAAATAATTATTACTGAGCCATTTGAGCAAATGCCACAAAGTCACCTGGCAGCCTCATGTCTCTTTCCGCAAGTGCATTTGGATTTTGATACAGCCGCATAAATTCTTCTAGATATTTACCAGCGATATCAGACTTTGGTTTAAATTTAATTCTTTTACTTAATTCATATTCCAATGCGGAGAAAGGAGAGGCGTCTCCGTAGGCGCCCCTCCGTACTTCTCCCGGAAGGTAATCGGAATCCAGATAGTCAGCAAAATTTGCCATTATCGTACGGTTCCAAATAGAGAAGGAATAATTCCAACACCTGGAAGAAGGCTTTGGATGGCGTTTTGAACAAACATCTGAGAAAGAGATTTTTTCTCTTCTGATCTGTTCAGATCAACGCCAAGTATTCCAGACAGAACCGAAGAAACAGGCGGCGCTGGTTGCTGTGGTGGAGCAGGCGGTCTGGCAGCTTGCATGGGTTCGGTCATGCCTCCGTCCTGTGGAATATCGCCTAACACTCGTCGTGCATTGGCATACAGATCACCACCCTTCCGAAAACGAGAAAGTGCACCAGAAACGGATGTTCCAAATGAATCTTTAGCATTTAAAGAAACATTTGGATTTCCGCCTAACACAGTGGCATATGCACGAGCAATACCCATCCCTGGCTTAAAGCCACGATCCGAAAAGTACTGCAGAACTTTTGGCATTTGACCAGCGCGTGTCTGTGGTCCTTCAATTCCATAAAGGCGTTGTTCGTTTTGACCGAACTGAATCAAACCCCTATGGCGACCACCGGCACCTCCCACAATATTCGGGTCCATATTTGGCCCTGATTCCAGGGATAAAAATGCACCAAATTCGTAGGGATCCAGGCCCAGTTTCCTGGCACCTTGGATAATTGCCATGCGTTCTTCGTGAGGAAGAATACCAACGCGTGGTTTACTCACTGTTACTGCCTCCCCTTTAATCGCAACATCTCCCGGTAAGCAAGCTCCGGATTGGCCTGAGCCCACTTCTGAAGATTCTCCGGAGTCATTCCAGCTGCACCACCCAGTGCTTGGAGTTCGCTCACCAGGTTTCCTTTCTGCATCATGCTCCTACCCAATTGCTGCTGGCTCTCATAGAAGGAAGAAAGAGGGACATTTGTAGGAGCAGCGTACTGCTGAGCAGCGTTAAGTACTTCCTGAGACAGTGAGCGGTTAAGAACATTTTGACGTTGTGCGGGAACACCGGCCCCGTTGGACATCGCTGCTGCCCCTGGTGGAGGGGGTGCAGCAGGAGGTGTCGCTTGTCCGGCTTGCTGCCCGCTGAATGAGCTACCAGGAGAACCTGAAAACCCTGGGGCAGGAGGTGGAACTGCTCCCGGAAGAACAGAGCCACTTCTATCCATTAAACCAGTAGGAATCCCAGGGCCAAACTGTTCAGTGCCAATTGCTTTACCTGCATTCTCAATTTGAGCTTGGCGACTGACGCGTTGCATCATGTCTTGCTTAGAGCTATAACCAAGCTGTTGCCACCGATCAAAAGGATCACTGGATTGCGGGCTAGAACCTTCTAAACCAGCAAGGCTTAAAAGACTACCACCTACAGATCCACCGGCGCCAACTAAACCGAGACCAACTGTCTTTGCCCAAGTTGGACCAGGGATTGCATTAAAAACAGAGGATACAGTTCCCAAGTTGCGCATCAAACCGCCAACGGCTGAAGGGTTAACTGCACTGCGTGAAAGTGCGTCAGCAGCCCTTTGACTAGTGCCACCAAATTGCTTAAGAAATTCACGGCGTAAACCAGGATCCCGAGCAAATGGACCACCAAATCCTGTGGGGCTTACTAAGCCACCCGTCAAACCTGTTGCAATATTTCGACCAGCTTGTACTGCATCACCAATGACAGGAGCACGGAGAGCACCAGAGGCAGCTTGTTGAATAGCTGCTGGAACGCGAGGAATGTCACCAGCCATCTCACGGATGGCACGCGATGCCATTCCAGATTGCACAGCACGCTGAACCCCTTGGGGCATATCAGCAACTTGGTTGATTAAACCAATGGCTTGTGTTGGTATGCGACCAAAATTTGCACCAGAGAATTGTGATGGTAAACCACGGCGCAATGCATTTTCAGCCCTGGCGGCAAGCCCCTGATAGGTTGCAGGGCTTGTCATATCCCTAGCTACTGGTGCAATACGCTTTACCGCTTGGTTAAAACCAACAGGAACGTTACGTGAAGCTTGCTGTAAAAGTTGTTGGAATAACTTGTTCATTAGCGACAAACCTCACGAAGATAAATACGAGAGCCGACAGCGGTATCAGCAGGACCAGGTAAAGCCTGAATAAATTCAGCACCAGAGCGTTCGTAGCGGTAACGCGCCTGGAAGGGATCTTTGTAGTTTGGAACGTAAAGAATATTGGCTAAACGATTTGTTTCGTAAAGATAAATCTCATCCCAAACCTTAAGGGCCTCTTTGGCATTACTGGAACGAATCGTACGATCAACGTCGCCAGCAATACTTTCAAGACGTGTAGAAGGCGAAGTAGCAACCTCTGTCTTTTTCTCGGCGGTATCACAACGACCGAGTTGAATAATAATTTTGTCGTAAAAATACGAATCAGGTACTGTATTCATTGCTTCTTCCAAACGGGCGTAGTCACCCGCTGGAACAGAAACAGTGAAGTATCCCAGGTGATACCTGACCCTACTTTTATCAAAGTCAGAAAGCTGCACGGCTTATTCCTGTTATCAATTCATTATAAATTAAAACAATCAACCAAATAAACCGCTTAGGTAATCATTGATAGATGCACCCTGCCCCTGCAAATATGGTTCTTGTTGAATAAAGCGAGAAAGAAAAGAGCGTTGCGGTGTAAATGCTTGTTGCATCACACCGGCAAACAATGCATCTTTCAAGCTCGGTTCTTTTGCTTTTGGTTGTTGATATTGCGTGCCGTAAACAAATGCTTCAAGAATATCCCGTGTTCTTGTATCACTTGCAGTAGGTTGAGCTGTGGCCGTAGCACCAGGGAGTACAGGTGCTGCAGGAACTGCAGTCGATCCAACCGAAGCAGCTTTACCGGGTCGCGTATGAAGTAATCTAATTTCGTATGGATTTCCCTGCGGGTCTGAAACCATTAAAGACCCAAAGCCGTGATCAGGTCGATAGCTTCCATATCCCTTGTAAGCAATAGGAGTTCCTGCTCCTACACCAATGTCAATACCCTGGTGAAAACTAGATGCACCTGCGGTTGGTGCAGTGCGTGGACCAAAGCGAGAAGTGATGGGAAAATTCCATTTCCATCCTTCTCTGGTTTGCTGTACCAGGGGGATTTTATTTTGCCCGATTAAAACGTTTTGCGCTACCGTTCGAATTGATTCTGGATTAATTGCGCGGCCTTTATTTTTCCCAAATTGAGGATAAATGCGAAGGTCAAGATGATCCCCTGTTCTGGGAAATGGATCTTCCTTTGCTGTGGCAACAACACCAGCAGGAATAAAACCAGCCATTATCTTTTTATTTTTTATTTTAAAACAACAAAACCCCCGGTTTCCCAGGGGCTTTGCGTTTGGAGATGAGTATTAGACACGTACCAGGTCTGCAGCAAGCACTGCATCCCAATCAACACGTTTGATTTGCCTTAGTTGCTCCAGAGAACTAAACCTTTCACCCGATAAGGACATTTGAAGATCTTTAATTTCTCGGGCAGTTTTCAGGCCAATACCTTTAATATGATCAGCGATCATCTGGGCGGTGGCTGAATTGATATTGAGGCGTGTGTCCGGAGGGAAGCTGCGTGGATCTTCATTTGCAGCCCTGTCTTTAATCTGAAGAGTTTTTACTTTTTTAGTAGCAGACTCATCAGGAGACAGTTCATTTTTGTAAGCAGTATAAAGGCGACCGTCCTGGTCTTCGACCATGTACCAATCGCCGTTATCCCATTCGCTTACAATTTTGACACGGGCTCCGGTCTTTTTGTGCTGATAAAGCATAGGGATCAGTAATTTTCTGATCCCAGTTTAACGCAATCAGCTAACAGTACGACCGAGCAGATAGCCGTCAATATCTTCGTAACCAGGAGCGTCATCAGGCTGCACGTAGCAGACTTCAACGACCAGGTAACCAGTGCGGCCAGCGGCGGAATCAGCATCAGAGATGTAGATACCACCAGAGGTGCTGGTGTCATTAGCAGCGCCCTTAGCAAACACCTTCAGGGTGGTGCCAGTGGTAGCGGCGTAGTAGAGCACACCACCCGACACACCGGCAGCGCCAGTAGCGGTGATGAAAGGATTAGTACCGAAGGCTTGGGTACCACCAGAGAAGTAGATCTTGGTGGCGGCATCACCCGACACGGTGGAGGACAGGTTGGCCTGGATCGGACCTTCACCCACACCCGAAGCGGCGGTAGGACCGCTGGAGTCACGACCGAAGGAGATCACGTTACCGGTGGCGGCATACACACCGGAAGCGGTGCGGCCGTCGCCCCAGCCCTTAGCCACGGAGATCGCAGTGCGATACACGTAAGCAGGCAGGGTGGTGGTACCAGAGATCACCATGCCGGTGATGTCGGGACGGGTGTCGTCCTGGCGATAAGGGGAAGGAACGATCACGTTGCCGGTCACCAGAGGGGTGCCGGAGGTCTGAGTCACAGCAACGTAACCACGCTGCTGGAAGTAGCGGTAGCCAGGAATGGCCAGCACCGAAGTGGGGCCACCCTTGGAACCGTCAACAGTACCTGCGTAGTCGGCATCAATGTTCTTGTACCAACCGTTCAGGGGTTCTGCCCAGTTGCCTGGGTAGATTTTTTTAGCTGACAGATAAGTCATTTATTTTTCCCTATATGTTATGTAGGTTAATTATCAGACGGTACCGTCATCAGACACGTAGCTGAAAGCGGTGGTCACGAAGTCCTTGTTCAGGATTTCGAAACCAGCGTACAGCTGCCAAATCAGAATGATGAAGCGGCTGAAGTCGTCGTTGTTGTTGATGAGCACCTGGGCGTTCGGACCACCGATGCCCACGCCAATGGCCTGAGGACCAAAGAAGAAGCCCTGGGCAACTTCCTGAGCAGCATAGGTACCGCCGGTACCAGCAAAGGAAGTGGTGATGGACTTGGTGGGGAAGTTGGTCGATTCGAAGAACTTCACACCTTCGAACTGAACACCAGTCGGCATGACAGGCTCACCAGCCAGGAAGTAACCCTGACCAGCCTGGGGACCCATGTAGAAGCTGGCGTTGTTAGGCATCATGGGGTTGCCCATGTACATGCCTTGACCAGGATTGCCGCTGTAACGAGCAATCTCACGGAAGTCAGGATCACGACGCAGGTGCATCATGAAGGTAGGATCGCAAATGCAGCGATACAGACCATCGGAGAAGGTCGGCACGTTGCGCTTACGCAGATCCTTCACCACGGTCAGCAGGTCGGTACGAACCGAGAATTGCTGCAGATCAGCGGTGTATTCGGTCGAAGTGTAGGTGATACGACCGGTAGAATCTTTAGCCTTAGCACCAGGGAAGTAGTAACCACCCTGAGTAGAGGAGGCTTGACCGTTGGCTTCGGCTTTGGCGAGTTCATCAATGAACACGCGGTCACGCCAACGGCGGTAGTCGTCAAGCAGCGTCAGGCTACCGATCGACTGGTGGAACATGTTCAGGTTACCGGTGTCCAGCAGAAGACGCTGGGCGGTAATCAGAGTTTCACGAGCAATCTTGAAGGTGCTCGGTTGAGTCGGATCACCCGGGTCGGCAGGACCGGTGTACTCCTTCAGCACAACAAGCACCTTCTCTTTGGTGATGTTGCGGCTGTTGGCAGTACCGATCGTCTGGTCAGCCACACGCTCGCGGCTGTCCTTCGTGCCGGGGGTACCCCAGAACTTGTAGCGATCTAACTGAACAGTTTGACCGGGTTGACGAGTAAAGTCGTGGACGACCACAGGCTCTACCGCCATTTCTGCAATGTAAGCAGGGTGGGGGCGGTAAAGCTCCGCACCCAAAATCTTTGGAAAGTCGTTCTCCTGGTCTCCAGTTTCTTGGAGGGGTGGACTATCTCTTCATCCCTGTGGGATGCCGGACGCTGAATCTGGTATTACGTAACAAGATCGTGTTACACCCAGTAGTCTCTGCACCTTCCAATCACGCTTGATTGGCTTGGCTCAGGATTACCCTCGACTATACGTTAGGGCTTCCCTGAATTCATCCGGTTTGCACTCATCGATTGCTCGGTGAGGTGACAACGTTGAGCGTTCAGCTGAGGCATGCTATCTTTTGGAAAGCTGTTTATAAACAACATGGACCCAAAATTAGTTCCAGGATTTGGTAATCTTTACTTAACGGAAGAAGGTAAAGCTTTTGAAAAACAACTTGATCCCGATAATCAAGAATATTTTCAAGAGATTCCCATTCGTTCAACCAGTGTTTATGACCGTATTTCAGTTCTTGTTAACGGAAAGAGAAAGCGTTTTCATCTTCACGTCTTGATGGCAGTTGCATTTTTGGGTTTAGATCTGCGTTCACATGGAACACATAACTTTTCCCTGCAAGTAGATCACAAAGATAACAACAAGAGAAATAATCAAGTTGATAATCTTGAAATCGTTACCAAACAAGAAAATTTAACAAGGGCCTGGAAAACGGGTTGTTACAAGAACAATGGTTTTGCCAGCAAAGGGAAACCGAAAAAAACTTTAAGAAAATTTTCTTCGGATGACGTGGCTCAAATCAAAGCTTTAAAAGAGGCAGGTCTGTCGTATAGAAAGATCGCCGAAAAGTTTAACTGTAACCACGGAGCTATTTACCAAATCTTGAAGGGCAATACCTACCAGGATCTGAACTAGCTATCAATGAACACTTTGGTTTATCCTCCAGTGTCAGTGTTTTTATCGGGTGAAAGATAAAGACACGTGTGTCTTATCTAACACAAATTTTAGCAGTTAATAACCTTTTTAGTTACACATACTGCATTGTTGGTGCTTTATAGCGAGCACCAGGGGAATTGCTAGAGCCATAAGACTCTGGATCAACACCCATAGATTGCTGGAAACCAGGAACACCAAGTGCCCCAGGAATTGCACCAGCGGCTACGCCACCTAAACCAGCGGCAGCGGCAGCGGCTGGAACTGCACCAGCAACTGCCATTTTTTGAACCAGGGCAGGATTAATTTCTCCAGCGGCTTGATATGCACCCGCGAGTGCGTTACGTACTTTGCCAAGTGCTCCGGCACGCTTGCCACCAGGGGGTACATCTTTCATTGCACCGCGAACTGCACGGCCAACAGGAGCAATAGCACCTTGGAGGTTTTCAGCAATAGCAGGGGCATATTTACCAGCAAGTCGAGCGGCACCTAAGCCACCACGTGCGCCTAAAGCAGCGGCTGCACCGCCAAGAATTGCACTGCCAGGATCTTCACCTTGAGCAGCAAGAGCCCCGCCAACTGCCAAACCGGCAGCGGCGGGAACTCCGTATGCGAGCAAGGGACGAGTTTGTCCTAATGGTCGCATTTGCCTCACTCCATCACGAAGAGTTTGTTAGCAACAACTTGAGGTTGGGCCTGGTTCAGAACGCGCCATGCATTCTGGGGATCACGAGCCATTTGCTCTTGGAAGCTGCCCCAGAAATTCTCGGGGGCTTGAGGAGCGGCAGCAGCAGGGGGAGCCGGGAACTCACCGTAACCAGGGCTAATCGAACCAGTGGGATAACCACGGGTTTCCAGTTGGCCTTCGTTTTCGTACACAGGGTACGGACCTTCAGGACCAAAGAACTTCAGGGTGTAATCACTGAGAACATCAGGGTTGGTGAGGATCTCGTTATACGCAAGATTCTCTTGATGCTCGTTAACAGCAAAGTTAGCGTAACCGCGAATTACATCAGCGGCGAGGCTTCCCCAGCCGACGGCGCTGTCCAGGAGTCCCTCCAGATTCAGGGCGTACTGGTTCAGAATTGCCGGAGCTTCCATCCCGAACGCGTCCAGGACCTGACGGGTTTCGCCGCTCAGACCGTAATAATCCGCGATCGCTTCGTTCACCTCTTGATGCGCTTGCACCGCCGAGGAGCCCGTCAAGTAAGTTTGGGAAGAGCTGAGCGAGTAATCCTGGCTGGGCGACCAAGTCGGCTGAGCCGATGGTTGCATAACTGGGCTGCTGGGCAGTCCGTAATTGGCCGGGGTAAATTGAGTCGCTGGAAGCGAGGGTTGACCCTGGAACGGGGATTGGACTGGTGCGCTCAGCAGGTTCACCACCTTGTTGAACGCCGATTCCCATGGATTCCCCGCCGGTTGGGATTGGGGGGCGTACTGAATAGGGTTGGATTGGTAACTGGGGCTCGCCTGAGGTACCGCTTGGGGGTAGCTGGTACCCACTTGATACGCCACCGGCGCCGGGGAGGCTGCCTGTGGAGTTGTTACCACGTAACTGCTGGGAGCCACCGCCACTGGTGCTGGGCTCGTCTGTGGGATCGATTGGACGGTAGCGTCCTGCATAACTCATCTCCTTTTGTAATGCTTCAAGAGTTCGATACAGATATGGAGTTAAATCCAACCTGGGATCCGCAGCCATCGGTAAATCCGGTGATTGCGGGTGAGGAGTCTGCATCATCCCCCCCACTAAGCGAGCAAATTGAGAATAAGCATTCTGCAATTCACCCACCATCCTGAACGGGAACCCAGATAACATCTCGGCCCGTTCCTCATCCGTCTTAGACGGGAAGAGGTATTTCAGTGCTTCAATGCTATCAACACCTAATTCTTGCAAGTTTCTTACAACAATTGAGTTGTTGAGAATATCTTGGGTTGAATCCTCATAGACAGGACCTAACCAACGCCAAAGCATGGTTACATCACCATCCGGAATTAAGCCTAAAACACCGGGCGGAATTTGTTGTGTTTTCAAGCAAGCCATCATTAATTGCTTGACTTGATTATCAAATTGCGCCATGGCCTCTTCATATGCCATAACATCTTCATCTGATGCATCCTCTGGTAGTTCCAGGGGTTTTTCTAGACCTGTTGCAGCAGCAAGCGTTTCACGGAACAAACGCTCTTCTTGATAAATAATTAATTCAAGACAGCGGCAAATTCCATATGTATAAATGGCATTTGCTTTCTTTTTAGAGGTTGCAGACACACGGCCAAACAACGATTTGTATTCAGTTGCGGTTACGCCTGCAGAAATAGAAAGCTCATCTACACCACCAAGGGCAGTCCGTATTTCTTCTCGATATTGACGAGCAAACGAATTCTGGTCACCGGTAATAGCATCTGGAACAATATAACCAACACGGTCGTTTGGCTCCAGGTTTGCAATTACGCGTGGAACTCGAATCTGTCCATCAACTCCACGGCTAATTGGATCAGCTTTAAAACGAGATTGGCTCAAAGTACTTAGACCTGTAAAGCCGGAGTTTGCCGCAATTGATGGACGCTGAACCACGGCCTCTCCACCAGCCTCCATTAGGTCGGTCTTGGGACGAGAAGAAAGCAGAGTTGGGTTACCGAAAAACTGTACGTTCTTACGCATGGTGCGAACCATCTCATCATGCGTACAAATATGATTAGCTAAAGCGTCAAATTCACCAACACCTTCTGTGGCAAAACCCTTGGGATTATTAAAAATTTCAACACAAGGAATAAAACCAAGTGTGTTGCGAAACACTTTTGTTTTACCTTGTACGGAATATTGAGGCTGCTCAAAAGAAATCTCACCTTCCGAATGAGTTTCTTCGATCTGTTTTCGCTTGATTGAAAGACGAATATATCTCTTTGCACCTTGGCCCATGGTGGCAGGACCAGTTAAATTCCCAGCTTGAATTTCTTGTTCAAAACCAAATCCACGGCGCACCTTATAGCTGTAGATGATCACCACCTCATCCAGCTCACCGTCTAGGTTGTAGTACGTCCGGTACTCATGACGCCGGAAATAATACATTCGGTAGTTATTTTTGGTAGGGCGAATGTAAAAAAGACCCTGGCCATCACACAAAAAATAATCCCAGATGGAATCCAGGCGCGTATCAATTTGATTGTATTTAATTACACGATCAATAAAGTCCTTGCGTTGATTGCCAAAATTATCTTGTGCAGGAAAAAATTCAACTCCTTGACGTATGCCAAAGAGTTTCATCTGAGCAAGATGAGAGGCTACGACGCCAGTGTCAATCAGAGTACCCCCATCCTTCTCTAGATAGGAATCAATGATTTCTTTTAAGCGGGCCTTTGCGTCGACAGCCATTAACTATAAACCTTCTTTTTATTGATCTTAGCAGTTTTCTTTTGTTTCTTTTCGATAAGCCACCGATCAAAGAAAGCAAGTTCAGCCGGTGTATAAAGTTCCGGATGCTGAAGTGCTTGTTTGACCAGCTTTTTCTTTTTCATTAGGATACTGTTTTGACGTAACCAGGAGGAAGTTGCTGTCCGTATTGGGGTCCCATGTAGAACCCAGCATTGCCCATTGGAAACATGCCGGGTAATAAATTGGCTTGCCTGAATTGAATGTCGATCGCCCCTTCACGACCAGGTTGATCCTTTGGAAACAAACGGACCGGTGTTTGCTGTAAAGGATTAAGCTGTGGGCCGCCCGCTGGAGTCTGTCGACGTTGCTGAGGAATTACAAAGTCAGCTCCAAAGGGATTACCTGCAAGCATCCCGGCTGCATTACCAATGAAACCACCTTGAATTCCGTACATCTTAATCCTCTAATAATTCGTAGCCCGATGCTTCATTTAGTTTACTCAATACAACTCCATCTCCTTTAATATTCCACTCAAGAATATCGTCTTCTTCCCAGCCCAATTCTTCGATTAATTCATCGGGAAAGGTGATAAAAAATTCACCGTTGTCATCCTCTTGCACTTCAAGGATGTAACTCATTTTTCCAAAAGCTTTTCCATAAGCTTATCAAGCTTAATGTTTATCTGCTTGAAGTTGTCATGCATTGTTTGGATTTCGCGCAAAAAGTCAACTTTTAATACATATTCCAAAGGCATTCGCGCAATGCTGTCTTCTAAAGTTTTAATTTTTTCGTCTTGTTTTCTTATGTCATCTTGCACATCTCTAACCCTTTCATAAGCGCGGTTTAGAAATTTATTCATAACCCAGCTACCGCCTGTTACAGCGGAACCAACTGCGGTTATTACAAGGGCTAGATACTCTGGGCCCACTGAGCCAAAACTTTTTTCTTATTCTAAATCTAGTAATCAATGTGTAACTGGCCTTTTTTAGCGAGGCCCGTGACCAACCATACTAACGCGTCAACCGTGTCATCGTGGCTACTAACGCCGAAATTGGTTAGCTCTTCAAACATTGCAGTGAAATTACGAAAACGATTAAAGATAATTTTGCGATCTTCAAACATGCCCATGATGCCACGAAAACGGGCAAGTTTATCTGCACGGAATCCTTTAACTGGATGCCAGATTAAGTTGTAAAGACCCTCGTTATTAAGACAGACCCGTTTGAAGTCAGCTTCCAGTGATGCCTGGTACTGTACGGCCTCCGACCAAATATCACACGTAGAATACGTCGGAAAATAATTTCCGTTCTCATCTTTGCCAAGAATTGACCAATCATTAAGAAGCTCTTTTAGGGCATCTAGTTTTTCCAGATTTCCCATAACGCGAATTCGACGGTAATCAATAATGTGAATACGGTCTTCAATGCGACCGCCAAGAATCATAACGGTATAGTCATTCTTTTCTTTTGTTCCAGCGGAAAGGTCAACCCCAATTCCAAGTGTGTCAAATTCTGTCGAAATTTCTGCCTTAACAATTAACTCAGGTGCCAAAGACAATTCGTTTTGTCTGACAATTTGATTCATGTACTGGAAAGAAAAAGCGATAGGCGCTTGCCTTTTCTTTTCACGCAAGTAATCCAATGACCACATATCGGGCCAATAAGATTCCTCTTCGCCTGTTTGAGGATTAGATTGAATTGCAGAAAGGACAATCTGAGTCCAATTATTCTGTTCGTTAAATGTTGTAGCGTGAATATCATCATGTCGAAAACGAGTACCAAGGCAAATAGCCCGGGCACCTTCAAACATGGTGGGAGCGATCACCGCATTCCAGTTATCCTGCATTGTTTTACGAATGTCAGGATTAGAAATATCAGCAGCAGACTTAATAGCGTCATCGATCATTACAAGATGTGAACGTTTAGATGTCACCGAACCTTTGAGGCCAGCAGCGCAAAGCGTAAATTGTTCATCGCCTGTTACATCAATGCCAGCAAACCTGTGATCAATTGACCAGTATTCATTACTGGTTACATTCTTCATCAAACGAACCGTAGGAAAAACTTCTTGGTATCGTTTACTTTCAATGATACGTTTAATGGTTGCTGATTTAGATCGAGCAATATCAACCGTGTAAGAAAGATAAAGAATCTGAAGAGGCAGTTTAGCTTGCGTGTGAATGCCAATAGCCCAGGCAGTTAATAAACCAAGGACAGTACTTTTTGCTGAACCCCGTGGAGCAAGAAGATCAATGTTGGGACCAGCGATCTTGATTAAACAAGAACTATCTTCGTTGGTAACAAAGTGTCGATGCCAATCTCGATGGTGTTGTGCAGGAGGTTTATCGGCAACGTACTCACAAAAAAACGCAAAATCTTCTCTGGCTTTTGCCAGAGCTTCTGCGTTACGTGGTACTTTAATTTGTTGATTACGTGCAACAGCTTTTGCGTTTCTGCGATGCGCTAGATGTACGTAAGAGGGCACAACAATTAAGCAATGAGATCAATAAATAGTAGCCTATTTATTTTTAACTTGCTTTCTTTTGTTTTCCTGGTATTTACGTGCTTTATCTAAAGCTGCTTTACGTTTTTCTTTGTCGGACATTTCTGTCCCATCTTCGCGTTTTGCTTCTTTTTTCTTGAAATGTTCAAGAAGTTGGGGAGGCATTTTGGAAGCCATCAGCGGTCACCTACCATGCGAACAGCAGTAGTTTGCTGCGGTGTACCTTGACGGCGTGGACCAACCGAACCACTACCTTGATTTACGCTGCGAAGAGTATTCATCCGAGCCTGAATGTTTTGCGCACTACTAGTACTGGCGCCCATTTGCATGAATGCTTTTTAAATATTTTAATTTAATTATTCTTCAAGTTGCATACGAGCCCATACGCTCATGGATGCTTCTTCCAAGGGCATTTCAATTGGGTCATCTTTAAAAATAAACATGAGTTCACGAATTGCCCTATCCGCTCCTGCCATTAAAAGACCTTTGCGATCTTTCATGGTTGTAAATTGTTCAACCTGGGCAATGGTCCCACGGAGTTCTTTTTGCATTGACGCAATACGAGCAACACCTGCATCGCGTTTTACGACGCCGCTTTCTACGTCTTCACGTAGCTTTCGGATGTCCTCCTGCATTTCATCAATTTCATACAGGAGTTTTTTCCGGTGATCAGGTTTTGAGTAATGATGTTTTACCCAAAGATCACAGCCAACAATACCTCCTTTATAACCAAGGAAGCGAGCGTACAGATAAATTTCAATAACTGAATAGTTATCTGCGGCAAACAAGCAGAATGCTTCTTGGGAAGCAGAATCGAGATTATCTACCCAAGAATCAAACAGCTCAATATCGATAAGCTCGTTGGGCCTGACCGTAGTCACGCTCTTCGTCTTTTTGTTTAAACTGCTGCTGTTGTTCTGCAGAAGTGCGTTGTTCCGACGCGCCTCTACCAATTGTTTCTCGTTCTTGCTCACCAGCAGTCTCCATCTTTTTCTTAGAAAAATCGTAAGCCACGCCAGCAGCTTGGCGGTATTTATCTAGATCAAACCAATCATCAACATCGGTTTGTCCGGCAGGTACACTGCTAGTCATGGCTTAGATAATTTTCAGAATCAGAAATTGCCCATCATACCGGCAAGACCTTGTGCCCAAACGTCACGACGGCCTTCAACCGATTTCTGGCGCTGTTGACGACCTTTAGAGGCTTCCAGACGATTCAAGAGTTCTTCAAAACTCCGAATATTAAAATAAGTGTCCTGGTTTTCCATTTTAATTACTGGTTAAATCAGAAATTGCCCATCATACCGGCAAGACCTTGTGCGAAGATATCGCGGCGGCCTTCAACCGATTTCTGACGCTGTTGGCGACCCTTAGAGGCTTCCAGGCGATTGAGGAGTTCTTCAAAACTCCGAATATTAAAATAAGTGTCCTGGTTCATTTTAGTTTTTTTATTCAGAACTAAAGTAATTATAACAAAGAAATCTAGGGAGATTTACATCAACCCCAGAATCCAGCAACAAGGCTGGATGCAACATTTCCAAAGGATTGGATTTTTTGCACTTCCTTCATTCCTTCATTTTTAAACTTTTGTGTTTCCCTGTCAATATCTCCTTGAAGATTAGTCAAACCGGCACTATAAAGAAACTGTCTACTATCACGTACGTTTTGAATTTGTTCTTCCAACTCCGCAGCTGTTCCTGTAAATGATTCACCAAAACTCGGAAGGTTGACGCCTGTTTTTTGCGCAAGGCCAGCGGTATCTTTAAAAGAAGGAAGAAGATTGGAGGCAAAAGTAAAAGTGCGACGGCCTGTTTTTTTACCTTTTTCGTCAACTTCTTGTTTGCCAAATTTAGTGTCGTAATAATTGTCAAGATAACTTTGATTGAATTTATCTTGATATTCGGTACCTTTGTAAAGAGAATCTCGGAGGTCTTGAACCGAAGAGTAATATCCTTGGTTGAACCGCTCCATTGCTTTTGATTTCTCTTCCTCGGTTGCTTGACGACCAAGGATTTCTTCGTAAGCTGCGCCAATGCCTGTTTGGCGGCGACCAGGGAGCAGTTCTTTGGTGTAAATATCTCCTAACTTAGCAATATCCGATTCAACTGGGGCCAGATTATATTTGGCTCCATAATCACGAAGACGAGATGTTGCATCTTCAAAGCCAAGTAAACCCTGGCGAAGTTGAGATTCAACTCCTGACTTTAAGGCACCGTAACCAGCTTGTCCAGCGGCAATACGTGCATCTTCTTTTGCTTTTTCTTCTGCACGTTCTTGTGCAGCACGCTGTTCAGCAATACGCTCTTTTTCTTGTTGGTATTGAAGAAACTGCGAAAAACTATTATCAGGCGGTGGTGCCTGATATTGAACTGTTGTACCTCTTCCGCCACCCATAATTAACCTGCCAGTGATTCTATATTAATACGTGCAATTGGTCCAAACATACCTGTTGGTTGTGCCATATATCCAGCAATGGTTTCTTGTAGTCGCCCCATGCGTTCTTGCCTGGATAAAGCACGTGCTTCGGGTGAAGTACCAAACGCTGTTTGCCAGCGGATATTTTCACGCTCTAAACCTGTTTGCTTAGGAAGAAGCTCACTATATTCTTTACGTTTTGCTGCAAGTTGTTGACCAAACGCAATATCAGCTCCTGTTGTTGAGCCAAAGAGAGTATTAAACATCCCCATGCCCATGCTGCCTTTTTGCATTTCGCGGGCATTGCGAACAGCATCAGCTTGAGCAGCTAATTGAGCATTGGCAATAGCAGCTTGAGTATTGGCTTGTTTTTGGGCGCCCATCATGCCAAAGGCACCACTCAAAGCTGTGCCTACGCCCAATAATGCATCATCCCATCCAAAAGCCATTGGTTTAGATCCCGAACCTAAAAACGCGCCAGAACCAGAAGATTTTAAATAACTTTCTGGATTGCTACCGCCAAAATATGCCATGTATTTATTTTACATCAATTAGAAGTAACGGAATTGAGATGTGCTGGAACCAGGTATTTGAACCTGGGGATATGCTTGAAGAGTTTGAGAATAAATAGAAGGAATTTGAGAAACACCTTGATAAGCCATTGCCGCACCCATTGGGCCGCCATAAGGGCTAAATGCATTAGCCATCTGCTCAGGAAGTTTTGACAATGTATTCCACATCAAGCCTTGCTTTGCTTTTTCTCTGGCGTCTTCACGAGCAAGTTCAAGTTGTGCTTTCATTCCTTCCGGACTATTAGCCCAGATGTTTTGCTTGATTTGCTCTTGCATCAGAGGAAGTACACCCTCAATGAAGTTACCTTCCGGTGTGCGACTTCCAGTAGTAGGAGCATACGGTTGCATTGCCGCATTAACTTCTTCTTTTGAGTAACCTTGTTTTTGAAGGTCACGCGCTTTTTTTAACCATTCCTCTGGAGTAGTTGGGTTAAAACCAGAAGTTTTTTGTTGTGGATTTAAAGCATTTGCAAAACGTCCGGCCAATTCAAAACCTCCTCTACCCTTGCCAAACGCAATGGGATTAAAGTTTCCAGCAAGATTAAAGGAGGCCATAATTATCGCAGAACAGCGTTAGCGTAAGGGTTGGACGTAAGCATGGTGCGCAGAGTTTCACCTGTTTGACCCTGGGCACCCATTGCAAGATTACCAGCGGTTTGCAGAATGTTGAGGCGTGCAAGCTGATTACCCTGAGAAGCAAGTAATGCCTGTTGGCGAACCAGGTCGGCATTCTTCATTTGGTTCACCAGAGGCATGTTGCGTTGGAGATCCAGATAAGCTTGATCAGAAGCAAACTTACTCAAATCTTTAACAACACTGGTTTCAATCCCGGTACGTGTACGGAATTGAGAAAGTTGAAGATCAGAGAGAGCACGTTCGGCTGCTAGTTGAGAGGCAAATTCACCTTCTTTGTTTTTTGTTGGAATATTAGTTAGCTGTTGACGACCGTATTCAGCACCTTCAGCACCAAGTTGAGCACCAGCCCCTGCACCAAGGAAAGGCAGACCTAAGCGAGCAGCTTTGCCGACGATGCCAAAACGGCCTGTGGTGGGCAGAAGACGGGCAATACCTGCAGCGGTAACACCACCAATGGCAGCACCACCAAGAGCACCACCAGCGCCCACAGGACGACCTGCTGCAAGCTCAGCAGCTGCTGTCGTAACGCCAGGGATTACACCAGCGGCTAAACCAAGACGACCAAAAGGAAGAGCACCAAGGCTGCCCATCACATCTTGGGCTCCAGCCAGAGTCTTGTTGGCAAGTTCCTGTGCACGTTGCTTGGCTTGCTGCTGAACAGAAACCTTTGGTGTAATTGTCGTTGCACCACGTTGAGTCAGGACTTCTTCAGGAACAAGCCCAGCCCTGGCCCGAGCAGCAATATCGTAATCCGGATAATACGCCCGTGGATCCAGACCCGCTCGCATTAATTCTTCAGGGGTCATTATAAATACAGTTGTTTTATTTGTTTAAATTCTATCAGTACTTAAGTTTTGATACTCGTTTGTAGTAGGAAGTTTTGGACGATTTGCAGATGCAATTGCTTCGTTAATAACATTACCTGCTGCAACACCAGCAATAGAACCAAGTGCACCGCCAATAGCACCACGGATACCGCGTTGTTTAGCGGGATAGAACTGGGCAACTGTTTTACCTGCTGGCGTTTTAGTTCTGCCTGCAATCGTTGCTTCCCTTGCCGCAATAGATCCTGCAGCAAAACCAGCAGCCATTGGAATATTTACAGGGAAACCAAGGACACGCGCTTCGGGATAACCTTGTAAGTTTTCTGGAGTTGCTTTGATAATGCCCAGACCAAGCAAACCTTTGTCGTTGTATAAGAAGTTTTGATAATTAGCGTAACGTTCTTTGGTCAAAGAGGGAATATCTTTTTGTGCTGTTTCATATTTTAATGGTTCACCTGTACGACCCATAAAGAAACGTTCGAACAACTCTTGTGCAGGTTGTGCAGTTTCACGGCGATCTTCACTGCCAGGTTCGGAATATGTTTGGGCGTAACCCGTTGGACGGAAAAGTTGGCCGGGATTTAAAATGTTATAGGTACCAGCTGCAGAAATAGCTGGAGCAGCAATTGCAAGAGCGGCTGCTGCCCTTTGCGTTGGAGATGTAATACCACCAACACCATACTCAACACCCTTTTGTGCAACAGCGAGAGGATGATTGTATCGCCACCAGTATGTCCGCGTACCATCATTTGCCGCATCAACAATCAAACGAGATAAAT